AGGATGTTCCACATGTGGCCAAGGTTGAGACGGAACCCAACCTTCGAAGTGAAGTATTCCTAACCCGCCAATGCTTGTAGGTGCCTGCAACCAACGGATTGATTGTTTCCGAATACGGGCCCAGTCCTGACACACCACCCGTCGTACGGGTTCGAGTGTCCTGGCGAGTCGCCGTTCTAGTGTGTCTATCGTTGATATTTGTGCACGAATTACACCTTCCGGATCCCAAGGTTCACTGCCCCACGGCTTACGCTGCATGAGGCCAGGAATGGCACGATTCGGATACCCGTAGTTCTTATCCACACCGTACCACACACGTAAAAACTCTGATTGCTCATAATGTATACCATACTTTGAGTCGTTCCCGATCGCGTTTTCCCCCGCGTAACAGAGTCGCATTGCTAGAACTGTCCAATATGTTTTCCCATAGATAGCAGAATCGTCGCCGCGCAGCCATGAGGCCAGCTCTTCTCCTAATCCTAGTTGACGTAGTTTGTCCTTGCCCACTAATGTCATCGTAGCATTCCAATAATTACCAAGTAATGAAGTGAGCCGTATACCTGACTCCACTCCTCCTGTAATGTTGAACTCCGATATGATTCCTTTCTCCTTTGCGACAATTATTGCGTTAGAGAAACTATCTAGTGTTGCCTCAAGGACATTCCGCCAGTCTGCGAGACATGGCGCTGGTACATTCACTGCTCCACGTTCTAGATACAGTCTCGCCAGCGTTGTTATTTCAAAGGTGCTTGGTTGATGATCAAATGCTGCGAAGTCAAAGGGTAACGCGTACGCCTCCGCTCCTGCTTGTCGCATCTTTTCCATCCGCTCTGTTTGTTCACCAATGCGTTCGTCCATCGTGTTTCCAGGCCACTGGAGATACACTTGCCCTGCCAAATAGTTGAGCCATGATTGCGAAAAGTACGTCCATATGTCACCGGTGACGGCGATACGCATCTTTCCTAACTCTGGTTTGATAAACGACTTGTTTACTTGCTTGCCTAGATGTTTCCTCGTCTCTGAAGCTAAGTATTCAGCCGTTGTGATGTCTAGCAAGAAATTCTTCCGTGCTTTGAATTTCCCACTTTCACCCTCAAACTCCCATTCAACCTTGCCATATGTAGAAGCGCCACCAGTTGTAGCCAATTCACTTGCGATATATGCTTCAAGTGTCATGTATTCTACCTGCTTTGGTATGCTGTTGCCTTGTATTCGATGGGCCGCATCGGTAAACACCCTGGGCCAATCATCACCTACGAAACCATGTGGTTCGCCGCCTTCGGCAAGCTTCTTCGTTTCGCC